ACCCTGACAGCCTCCTCAGCCGTCCACCCGCTCAGCTCGGTCGCCAGCGCTCGCAGCTCCGGGGCACCGAGTTCCGCGACACCCCGTAGCCGAACGACCACCGGCGTGAACTCCCTTGTGTTCATGGCGACGCCCTCCACGTGCGTCGAGTTTCGGTTTGTCCCCTACCTACTTGTCGCCGACCACGGCGATTCCTGAGATCCTGGAAACGCAAAAGGGCCCGACCAGAGGTAGCTGCGATGCCTACTCGCAGTCTCACCGTTCTGGTCGGGCCCCGGTTTCGCGACGCGGGATCGTACCCAACTATCGGCAGGGGACGAACGTCACGGCCCCACGCCATGCTACTCCCTAACTATAACCCCCCTGTCTACCCCCCGACGGTAACACATCATCGCGCAGCTCTGAGCAACTTGATCGTCACGGGCGCCAGCCCATTACTCCCTTCGCTTCTCCTTGCGCGCTTTCTTGGGAGCCGGAGTCTCCTCGACTTCAGTGTCCTCGAACAGATGAAGCTCGTCGGCGTCCTTGACGTCCACGCGGGGCGCGGCCTTCAGCGTGACGTTCGTGCCCGCCGTGCGCGGGTAGTCGATGCCCTTTCCCGCCAGGAGGTCAGCGACCGTAAGTAGTTGAATGCGGGGATGCTTGCCCCACGGCGAGGTGTAGAAGTCGGCCGAGGCCGCCTCCTGGCGCATGGGCCGCGTGGGCTCCTCGAAGCTGATGAGCACGCCAATGTCGGCCTTCTCGCGTTGCACAACCCCGACGAGGTCGCGGACGTAGGTCGCGTGGAGCGCGCCCGCTTTCACCGAGATCACGATCTGGCGCGTCTTGTCTGCGCCGTCGTGGAAGTAGAGCCGCCCATCAATCCCTTTGTCAGCACCCTTCTTGATCGGGCCGGCTCGTCGTGCGCCAACAAGGCCGAGCGCCCACGCCTGGAACTGGTAGGGCTCCTCCTCTGCCAGCCGCGCCGCATCCTCGACGGTCGTGGGCTCACCGATCACGACGTACTTGGCGTCGTCCCCGTAGGCGTCACGCAACCGCGTCTTGATGAGCCCGATGGCAAGGTAGGTGACGTCGATGCCCGTCCACCGCCGCCTGAGCTTTTGGGCAGCAGCCACCGTCGTGCCACACCCGCAGAAGGGATCCAGCACGGCGTCGCCTTCGTTGCTGCTCCCGAGGATGATGCGTTCGAGTAACGCCTCTGGCTTCTGCGTGGGATAGCCGAGCCGTTCCGCCGCCTGCGCCGCAATCGGCGGAATGTCGGTCCATAGATCCTGCAGTGGCACGCCGGGCATTTCGTCGAGGTACCGCTTGTAGGCTGGCACGCTCCCCGGCTTCGTCTGGATGATCCGGCCGGCCTTGATGAGCGCGTTCATCTTCTCCTTGGAATAGCGCCAGTAGCGCGTGACGCCCATGACCTCGTAGCTCGGGTTGCCCTTCGCGGCGCCGCCCGGTCCCGTGAGGTCGCCAAGACGATACCGGCGGCCCGTCCCCTGTTCCACGTACTTATAGAACTGCTCGACGTAGTCGGGGTCGTATGGCGTGTACACGGGATTCCAGGTCCACTCGTCCGACTTCGTGTAGAACAGCAGCACGTCGTGGATGTGTCCGTGGATGACGCGCCCTTGCTTCGTGTCGCTGTGCGCGCTGCTCCGCTTCCATATGATCTCGGACCGGAAGTGCTCGGGTCCAAAGACGGCGTCCAGCAGAAGCTTGAGGTAGTGGCTCGCCGTCGGGTCGCAGTGGAGGTAGAGGGAGCCGGTCTCCTTCAGCGCGCGCCGCAGGTCCACGAGCCGGGGCGCCATCATGGTGAGGTACGCGAGCATGTCGTTCGTGCCGAGGAATAGCCGGAACGCCTGCAATACCTCCGAGACCTTCCCGCCCCGCTCGACGGTCTCCTGAAACTCACGCGCGGCAGCTTGGTCCCAATGCCACGTGTCCTCGAACGCCTCGATCTGAGCCGCCGCGTCGGACCCGTCCTTCTCGGCGAACAGGACGTTGTAGCTCTGGTTCGAGTTGAACGGCGGGTCGAGGTAGACGAGGTCTACCGACTCGTCCTTGATGTGGCGGCGCAGGACGTCGAGGTTGTCGCCGTAGTAAAGGACGTTCTCGGCCATGCGGGCACCGGCTCCTGGTGAAAGGGGCTCGGGGACACGATAGTGAAGCCCACCCGGAGATTCCAGGCCGGACCATACCGGCCAGTCACCCCAGATCATGATTCCCATGGCGCGCAGTATCGCGCCTAGGTGTCAACGCCGTATCAACGGGGCAAAAAGCATCGATGCGGGTGCCGGTCAGGCCGCCTACGTCGATCCGCTTAACCTGGTAGGGCGCGGGCAAAGAAGCGATACAAGTACGCGAGCATTGCAGCCCGTCCGTCATCTGTCATCGACGTGGCGCGCCTCCCCACGACGTTGGCCTCGCGTAGTTCGTCCTTCGGGAGCCGGTGGATGTAACGGAGGTTGATGAACGATTCCGGACGCGGTGCGACGGCAGGTACATAGATCGCGTTCAGAGCGTTGCCCTGCTGAATGTCGTTCCAAGAGGAACGCGGGGCGGTATTCAGGGGAAGGACGCGTGCGACCAGAACGTACTCGAACGGCTTGTCGAACTCGCAGTCGTGACTGAGCAGCACCACTGGGCCGGTGTAGCTCTCCTCCCGACCCCCGAGGATCTCCAGTACCCTTACACCTTCGAAAATGTCACCCTGACTGATCTCCGGCCGAAGCGCCGGGAGAAACATCGTGGCTTAGTCGCCGACATCACCGTCGGCAGCGTCACCCAGGCGCTGAGCCAGGAGCCGACCGCGCCTCACGGCCTCGCCAAAGTTCATCCCCAACTGCGGCGCCACCTCAATCTCCTCGACGTACGGTGCGCCAGCGGGTGGGGAAGTCGGGCGGATGCTCTGAGGCACCACCGCCGTCTCCCACTTCAGGTAGTAGCGCGCCCCGAGGGCCGTGGGATCGTTCCACACGGAGGGCGTCGGCATCGCCACCATGACCGCGGGATGCGCCGTGGTAGTCGAGAACCAGAGGCCGAAGTCGCTGAAGGCCCCGGTCTGCTCGGCCACTTCCTTTTCATCAGTAGGCGCGACTACTGCAGTTGTTGCACTCACAATCTCCTCCATCCTTCGGAGACCGCCCGGGCCACTATCTGTGCCATAACACCAGGGACTGGCACCTGGATTCGCGACAATTCGTGCTGGCTCACGAATCCCCAGCCCGTGGCGGCGGTCTCAATATACGCACGTTCCAACGTCACCGTTATCGTAGGCGCCTGCCCCAGCTCAACGTCAGGATTGTAGGGCTGAAGCAGACGCAGGTCCCTCTCGTACTCCCGGTAGAGCGCCATGATCGCGTTGGCCGTCTGGGCGTCCGGGTCCGCAACATTCAGGCCAAGGGTCCGCGCCTCTCGACGGCTGATCGTATAGTCGTGCGAAAACAGCTTCTTGGTAAGGGCATCCACGATCTTCTTGGTCCTCCAGGCGCCCAGCCACGCCCTCACCTTCGATTGATTCGCAGGGTGCGACTCTAGCAACTTGCGAGACAGCATGCGGATCTGGGTGCGCGCACGCCTCACACTTCCGAGCGCCAACGGCCGCACGTCGCGGGCGAGTTGAAGGAACACTTCGCGCATGTCCGCATCGCTCGACAGGCCGACGTCCACCCTGGCAAGATCGATGTACTCCACCACGTCCTCGACGCTTACCGGCAATCCTTGCGGCGGCATGCCCGGCTGTTGGTTCGGGACGAGCGGATTGTACGGCCCCGTCACGCTCGGGTCGACGGGACTGAGCGAGGCCAGCGGTGTCATGACGATTTCATCCGCGCCGAGGCAGATGAGCGTTGCAGCGCTGAGCGCCTTGTAGGGCACCACCGCCGAGAATTGGTCTGCGTACTCCCGAAGGAGGTTCACGAAGGCAAAGGCGGCCATCGTGATCCCGCCCGTCGAATACAGAAACAGGTCCAACGCCGGGACGTGCCCCAATTCCTCGAGGAGTGTGGACGTCAAGCTGATCTGGTCGGGTGCAATCTGCGTGTTGAGGTTCGCGCGGTCACCCAGGACAAACGCCAAGGTCGGCCGCCCTCTAATGGCTGCGAGTCGGTTCAGTAGCTCAACCCTGGTTGCACGCGACACGTCATTCGCCTTGGAGGAGGCGCTAGAATGTGCACCATGCACGGTGAGCCGCGCAACTGAGTGTCACTGCGTGTCCACCGGCTCCGGCGGCAGCACCTCGTCCGGCTCGCCCGGAGCTGCCTTCTTCGGCACGAGCCACACATCCCTCTCGTCGGTGATCTCGACCAGCTGCGTCGGGTCTCCGCCCATCGGCGTGAGCGAGGCCGCGGTCTGCGCCCGCTTCAGGTTCGCGTCGGCCTGTTCGAGCTCAGTCAGCTCGAAGAGCGTCGGCCACTGAACGATGTACGCGCCCGTCTCCGGGCGCGGCAGCGCGTGCCACGCGAGCATCCTGTCGATGAACTCGCGCACCAGGACGGGCTCCGCGTAGTGCTCCTGCCGCTCGTTGATCATGCCGAAGTAGTTGGCCTGGTCCGTGCTGGATGCCAGATCGCCTGCCTCGGACCCGAACAGGATCCGCTTCGGGATGCCTGTGGAGGCCGCGAAGAGTGAGAAGAACATCTCGACGACCTGAGACGGATTCGGACCGGAGTCGGCACCCATCGTCTTGAGCTGAATGCCCTGGCCAAGGAATTGGCGCCGCAGGTCGTGGGTCATGTCCCCCATGGCGTCGCGCAGTTCGTCCCGCTGCGCGTCCGTGATGTCCACCGCCGGATCCACCGTGGCTTGTAGGATCGGCACGACGCGCTGCCAGTACGACTCACCCGTCGAGGCCGTGATCTTCTGCAGGTCGTGGAGGAGGTTCAAGGCGCGCTTGAGGCGCGGACGACCGTACGTGCGGTCGCGCAGCGCGTGCTCGGCCACGTGCAGCACGCGGCTGGCGTGCACGATGCGCTTGATCGACGGGAAGCCTTGGCTGCCTGCGGAGAACTGCATCTCGTAGGTCTCCGGCTGACCGAACCGCGCGTTGCCGGTGTCGGTCACCCACGTCGCGACCCTGACCGCGCCCTCGTCGTAGGGCTGCACGAACAGCACGTCCTCGGGCCTGCCGAGGCTCGTCACGGGCGTCTTGAGGTCGCCACGCGTCCCGATCAGCAGGATGCCGAAGCGGCCGATGCCAGCGAGCACGTCCGCGGCCTCGAAGTGGCGCCACAGATCCAGACGCTTCGCGAGCTGCTCGAACGCCTTGGTGAACTGCGTGCCGTCCGCCTTGCCCTCCTCGGCGATCTCGGGCGGCGTCTTCCAGGT